GCTGCTGACGGGGCTTCGTATACGCCCTCTACTGATTCTTCTTCAACGGCATAGACTGTATTTCTTTTTACTGTTAAAGCCATTAAAATTCTCCTATATTAGTGTAAAACGATATAATACGTTAAACGAGGCTCTCATAACTACCACTTTTTCATCGTCAAGGTATTCTGGATTGGACATTTCTAAATCAGTAATATTAATTACGATTGCTGGCACACCGGCTTTGGTATTAACGAGGTCTCTATAAATATCATAAACCAAGTCTTGCGCGTCCACAGTTTTTGACTGCTTATCAGAATCACTTATACCATCATCTACATATGCCTTAGTTAGTACGACCTCAAAAGATTGTAGCATGGTTACAAATTTAGTTACTGAATCTGTTTCATTCGAGGCGAGCGATTGGACTCCGTAACGATTGTTGTTGTTATTAAAGTTATTTTTGCTAACATCAGCCACATAGGGTATTTCACTAAACTCTACACCGAGAGTTGTACCTACTGCGCTTTTGATGCTTGCTAGTAAATCTGTTACCAAAGTACTCATCTAGAAAACCTCATAGACTTTCTTGGTATTAATTTTTCATCTATTTCTGCTATACCATCGTCATCTGTATCGACACTTAGTTTAGCGGTATTAAAAGTTTGATTGTAAAGTTTATTATATTCCTTGTGTTTAGCCCACCAGTTATCTCCAACCTCATCAGAAAGAATAAAGAATATCTTTGATAATGCTAGGTAAGTCGCGGCCTCTCTTATTTCGTATATATCTATTAGGTCGAACTGGTTAATACTTTCAATTCCAGTTGTATCATTATGTTTTATATAACCTTCATTACGTAGAGTTTGAACCATTAAGTTTCTAGATGCAACATGATGAGTGATGTGTGAAGTTTGGCCTGCCCCTAAAATTCGGGGATCAAGGATATTTGGAAACTCTCTCTTTAGCATTTCATCATCAGAGAAGACTAAGTTTAGACCGTCTAGTACTGCGGTATTACCATTGTCATAAGAGAATCTAACAAACGTTTGTGTTATCCCGTCTACTTCAACTTCGACCGGTGCTATTTCTTCATGCGGATCAGATTCAAATGCTTTATCCCATGTTATAAATCCACTGCGAGACATACCTTCTGTTTCATCCAGATGTACTACTGGGACCCATACTGTACCGTCAAATCTTTCTACTAGTAATGTAGAACTAGATGCATCAGCTGTATCAATCTCTGCATAGACCGCATTTACTTGCTTTTGAAATCCTAAGTATAGAAAGTCTGTACCGCCGGCCATTGCTAGTGTAAACGTATCTCGTAAATAGTCTACCGCATCATTTGAATGGTCTGTAAACGTTGAAGCATTGTCTTGTAATACTGTTAATTTAATTCTTGCGTCTATCATCCGAACATACTCTCCCATGCCTTAGATATTGTTGCCAGGAATACAATCAGTAAACCGGCTCCTTTTACTTTAAAACTATCACCTTTAAGTTTTTCTATAGATTTGTCGTGTTCTTTTACATCGATTTCTAGGTTTTTAATCTGTTCATCGTTACGAACTTGGTGTGTTCTAATTTCATTTACTTTTTCATGTATTTCTATTATCATCTCAACTGTTTTCATATATTATCCTCCAGCCTTCATTGCTTGCTGAATCGGTGGTTCTTCACCTTGTACAATACCGCCTAGAATATCCAATTGTAAATCTCCAACAATATCTTTCTCAGGAGTTTGTCCGTTTATAGGCCAGTACGATACTAAGTTTTCGCGTCTTATTCTCAAGGGGGATATTCCTGAAGCCAAGGATTCAATTTCACCAGTAGTTAAGGCTATATCCCATACAGCAACATGTCCGATTTCTCCATCAAATTCATTCGAAACGCCTGGAGCGTGTTTACCTATAATTGTTCTTGTCAAATTAGCGGGTACCGAAGAGGTAGTATTAATTACGCCTCCAACACCGTCTAGGTACGCAATCCTGCTTAAAGATGTTGTCTCTACAGCAGCAGCATGGTGCCACGTATCTGTACTAACAGTTCCACCCGATATCGCCTGACCACCGCCCGGCCCCTGTCTAGCTTTCCAGCGAATATCAGCGGATGATACATCTAGCACTAATCTCCAACCATCGTCTTTATCCGGGTCATCTTGTCGACCTATAAGAAATATTTCCTGATCACTACCAGTTAAGCGGTTAGTTTTAAACCAAGCACTAACTGTTATAGGTGCAGCAGTTAATACTGGAGTTTCAGTACCTATTGAGTTTGAGGAATCGTTATCAAAAATCCTACTCACGATTGTCTCCCTGATACTCTTAAGATCTCTGCGTCACCCGCCATATCATCACTACCACTTGTCGATACTCTTTGAAGTCTAATCCTCATAGGTTCACCGGCAACTATTGCATCGGCTTGGGAATTAGTTAAAGTTATTGTAGCTAGTTTAGGTATTCCTGAAGTTCCACTTGCGGTGCTTATTACGGTTTGTTGCGTGTCAAATGAGTCTGTATCAATGTCTGTATTCGTTCTCTCAAATTCAATACCCCAAACAACGTCACCAGATGTAGAAGCCGAAGTCCAGAAAATATCAAGTGTTATATCACCGCCAGCATAATCATTACTCATTAAATCTTCTCTGATCACACTCTCTACTGTAGTAGCATCGAATTTTAGAATACCGTGGGCATTTCTTGAGCCCGATGTAGCCGGATTAGTCGTAGGAAACATTACCATATTTGAATCAAAACTAAATAATTGCTTTACAACCTTGGCGTCCAGTGTGTCTTGAGTTACGTATTTGTTAGAACTTGAGGGAGTGCCTGAGCCCGCTAACGCATCCTTTTCATCTACTGTAGGTAATAATGCATCATCAAAGTTTTTATTTATTCTCGACCAGTGAGCTAATGTAGTTGGGTCATCTTGATTAGCAACTAAGAAATCCCCTGGTACAACCGCTTCAGTAAAGAAGTCGCCGGCTACTGTTACATGGTAAGTATCGCCGTCTAGTATTCCACTAGGAGAAGTGTCTAAATCTGGAGTGTTAGTGGAGGCATCGTATCCCCCTGCGTTTCTATGTACTCCTACAACAGCCGAAGTTATTCTTGAATCTACCTCTGAGGCACTTAATAACTCAGTTGTTATTGTACTGCTATCGTTTATTATTCTATGTATCGTTAGATCTGCTATATGACTATCTTGTGCGGTACCGTCAGCTGCTACATCCCGACCATCAACTGTACCCGAAGTTGCTATATTACCGTCGCCTCTAACTGAAAAAGTTTGAGAGCCAGCACCATTTCTTATCTCTAGTACATTATCGCTATCTGATCCCGAACCCTGTTGTAAGGTAACTGCGCCAAGGGCTGATGTAATAATTTGCGGTATAACTGAAAGATTATAAACACTTTGTAAATCCTGACTAGCCGGGCCACCAGAACCAGAGTTGCCTACACCAATTATATCTACGAACTCAGCATCACCAGCACTTACCGCTGCCTGTAAATCGGTCGCACCTTCTTGTACTACTAATGCGGTAACAAATATAGCCGGATCTAATATTGAACTTAGTACTACTGTTTCAGAGAAAATACTAGCCTTAGCCGTTTCTATGTCCGAATAAGTCGTCTGTCCATATATTTCAAAAACTGTATTATTGAATGAAAAATAGAAGTATCTTTTAATTGTAAATTGGTTATTAGGTACGGCCTGCAAAGTTCCTGAGCCGTCATCAAAAAAGTCAGGGTCAGTTACAGTTACTCCAGGAGTAGTTACAAATCCTCCGACACCATCTTGAAATTGTGTGATCCATGTCATTGGGTCTAATGATGCATTTATTTTTTGAGTAGGATTCTGAGCATCCGTATCGGCATTGATAAAGGGTAATGTTGTTTCACCGGCAGACTTTTCTAGTGTTAAATCCGTACTGTTTTCTGAGACTCTATTGCCTTCGTTTATAGCACCTAATTTAATTACATAATCTAGTAGTGCTTCAATCCCTTGGTAAGCTAATAACCTAGTAGTTGCTATAGTTGTAACCGTTGCTAAATCTGGATGTGTTGCGGTATCTAGATATATTCTAGCTCGTCTATCATTAGCAGTACGTAGCGAGGATTGCTGATTTAATACTCCACTTGAATCTATATAAAACGTAGTGAACGGGTCTGTTGCTAAATTTATTACCGTTACAAGCGTTTGTGCTATCCATGAAACGTTTGTGAATACTGGAGCGGTAGGAATTGTCCAATCAACAATAACACCTGTACCCGCAGCTAAATCTATTTTTGTATTGTCTCCACCGTTAATAGTTATATTACCACCAGATATAAGTCCAGACTGTAATCCGTTAAGTAGTTTTGATGGAATAATAGCTCCCGCAGATACTAATAAAAACTCTGCCTCTACGGTCTTTTTATCGCCAATGTTTCCACCATTGAAAAACTCAGAAGCAACGGTGAAAGTAAAGTATGCACCATTATCAACTATTCCTGTAACTCTCCATACTTGAGAATTAATCGGGTCTATTTGATCTTGAATCTTGATGACATCGTTTATCGATACTAGGTCTAATAATGAGCTAAAATCGTCACCATTTTTGTTGATGTCTGAAATAAATAATTGAGTAGCAAGCGATTGATCTGTATTGTTATATTCGATTGAATTAGCGTCAGGGGGGCCAGAAAAGTTATCAACATCAATAAGATAAGGTGTTGAAAGAAACCCGTGTTTATCAGAGGTTAAATCCGTAACTACACCATTCTCATCTATCTGTTTAGCGTGACCGTCTGCATTATCTACAAATATAGAAGTCTTACCTACCGCTGGAGCTGGAGGAGTTGTACCTGAATTTTCAAAAGTTAATTTAGACATTTATCCGCCTGTACCTATAATTATGAATTCGCCGGTACCGTTTATTGTTAATTCTGCACCATCAGCTAACATTGTATTAGAACCAAAACAACTCTCACCTGTATTTACTGTAGTGCTTTTACTGATTAAATGTTTAACACATATTCTTATTTTTGCAATTACTGCGTTGCCTATAGCACCCATAATTACTCCGTATTCATTACTATCTGATAAGCTAAACCAGCCTCACTGCCTATTAAATCTATTTGTGTAGGCTTAGATGCTATATCAATTGTGAAATTCTCATTTATTAAAATATCAAAATAAGTTGTACCGCCATCAAAACTAACGCCAATTATTGCGGCCTCTGGATTCGATTCTTCGTTCTTAATTAATACTGAATGTATTTTTCCTGCTGCAACTGTAGGTACCTGTATATTACTTACACCGACTGTACCATTCTCGTGAACAGTTTGTATAGCACCGCCACCTAAGTTTGATATTACATCATCTAATTTATCATGTGTAATCTGATCCGTTACCGCACGTTCCGTTAATTCAGCTTCATTAGGGTCATCTCTAAATGATCTGTTGCTTGCGTCTACTGGATTTCCAAACTTACTTTTAGGCATTAGTCAGTCTTTATTAATTGGGATTTTAAATCTATTTCATACCAGGCTACCCATTTCCCTTGTACGAATTGAATGTCAAAAAAAGATACTTTACGGCTTAAACGACCTTGTACCGCTAACATCAACTTCGTCATCTCATCACGAGACTTAGCTTCTATTGATACTGGTACTGTAAAGAGGGATGTTGTCATTTAAATCCTTAAAAGCCCGACTCCTAATAGAGCCGAGCGTCAATGCTATTATGCACCTAAAGCGTAAATATTTAATACACCTTTTTGTAGAACAGTTTGACCCATTCCCATTGCGAAAGAATACTCAGTCGCTTGTAAACCTAGTGGTAAACGTCTAGTTTCAAATCTAACATCTTGTTGAATAGCATATGCTACAGCTTTTTTCTGATATGCAAGTGCTTCATTCTCAGCAAGACCGTTATGAACTATAACTCTAAACCCATAAATTTGTCCAACTTCACCTTCTAAAAGGGCTTCACGTGAACCGTACTTGTCGGCGTTACGGAAGTTATCAAGATCGATGATAGTCTTTTCCATTTCTGGCGGTATAACTAAGAAACGATTATCTTGGTCGGCATTTTCTCGGTTAAGAGACGAACGCCATTTTGATATATCACCCAAAGTAATCGCGGCACCAACACCAGCATCAGCCTCACCTAGACCAAGTAAATGATCGGGGGCAGCAGCAGAAGCAAGTTTAAGTTGAACGATAATTTGGTCATCAAGATAGTTACCATAATCTTTACCAGCAGAAGCAGCTAGCTCGCCTTCAAGGTTAATCATAGTTTGCTTAGAAATTCTATCTGGGATCTTGTAGACAATTGATGTCCAGTCATTAAGATCGATAGTGTCTACGGCAAAGTCAACTGTTTGAGCAGTAGTCTCGGTAGTACCATCAACGTTTTGGTCAGCAGGTCCAGCGAATGAACTGTCGAAGCGTGGTAAGTCGATTGATTTAACACCTTTCATAGCCATGTCGGATCTGTCTACAACTGTTTCTCGTAATTTTGCGGCACGTTTTAGCTCGTCTTGTACGATCGAACTAATTATGTCCATTTCAGTAGTGCCAGTATTGGCAGCTGAAGTAAATGTAGCCATTATTAACTCCTATTATTTAGTTTTCATTTGTTTAAGTAATTGTTGTCTCTCCACAATAGACATATCACTAAGTGACTTCTCTTGCGGATTGATTGCGTGTGCCGGAGCAGAAGTAGGATTACCGCCAGCCGAACTAGTTAATAGTGCGCCATGTTCTTCTCTGAATTGGTTTGCCACCACTACAAGGGTGTCCTTATCAACTAACCCATGTTCGTTTAACTCAATTGAATCTATGTTCGCATGTGATAAATAAACATCTTTAACGTTACCGAGTTCTTGTTTTAATGCAGATCTCTTTAACCCTGTTAGTCTCTGTGCCTTTTCAGATTCAGAATCAGCCTTATACTTTTCAGATTCGGCCTTAGTATTCTCATACAATTCTTTCCATTTCTCTTGCTCTTTTAGTTGATCTTCTTTAATAGCGTTTAGTTTAGCCTCGTACTCCACTTTCGCTGCTGTCATCTCTTTAGCTTTTGATTTGAATTTATGCATGTCCTTAGTTACTTCTTCGTATGCCTTTTTTGAAACAAATTCCTCTTTAACTTCGGCGACTACCGCTTGAGGGTTTTCATCACCACTGGCGACCTTGCTTTCTTCTGACATTGTTACTCCTTTGTTTGTGTACAACACTAGTTATCGAAAGAGTCTATTTAAGTTTAAGATGATCTTATCGACTATCTTATCATTAACTTTCTTAATCTCTCTCTTTGTTAATCCTAAAAACTTGTGACCGGCGGCTTCTAAATGTAGAGCCTTCTCTATGTCTCTCTTGGCCGGTACTACTTTAACTATATTCTTTTTAACTTTCTCTGTTTTCAAATTATCTAATAAACTTTTTTTAGGGCTACGCGTTAAGTTGGCTGTATTCGGAGTTGTGCTATTACTTAGTTGCCCTGCTTTTTTGTACCGCTTTCTTCTATCTTTGGTACTTTTTGTAATTTTGAGTTTCTCTTGAGTATTACCGTCTTCCGATAACCCTTGACCCCGTCTTGTGCGGTCCCTGATTATTTTAACAGCGTCATCTGCGCCTTCTTCTAATACTTCATCGTTCTTTAAATCTCTAGTTAAACGCTTTAGTTTTTTCTTTAGATTCCTAAACTGTGTATTCAAATCAATTGCCAAGGGTTTCTTTCCTTTGTTCTTTAGCTTTATCTCTTGCAGGTTTTACGTGGCCGGTATTAGTATCGTCTAAATGACCGGTATTGGGTAACTGCATCTCTAAGTCTTTCTTCTCTTGAGCTTCTAATTCGGCAACCCATTGGTTAACTTGAGAATCTGTAAAATCGGGCTTTAAAAACTTAATTGCTTGCTTAGGTGTCATTAGTCCCATATCTCTTAGCATCTTAGCTTCATCAATCTTTTCTTTATCAGTCTTAAGGATTTTCATCTCAGCAAACTTAACAGAGAATGAATCTTTAAAGCTATCCGAGAATTGTCTAGACTCGTTAACTAATCCTTTAGTGGACCATATCTTCTGGGCCATCTGTATTTTATTCCATAATTGTTTTTCAACATGGCGGTATAATTCTGACTGTTCTTTTCTTACCGCAGTAGAATCGCCCTCGTCCATTGCCTTAGCAAAACCAGAAGCTTCTCGTCCAGGCATCATTGAACCAACGTTACTACTCTTAATCCCAACGGATGATAAGTAACCGGCGAATTGAAATTGTATTAATTGTAATTGCTCTTCTATTTGAACTGTAGGATCGATAGTACCTATTTCTGGTTCACCTTGAGTATCACCAGCGCCGCCGCCTTCTCCTAAATCTAGGACAACATCGGGGTTGAGTTCTTGTTCTTCTAGGTTAGCATTCTTTACCCATAATATAGAGTGGGATAGGAATTGAACCGCATAGTTTAAATCTGTCAAAAGTTTAGGTATTAATATAGACATGTCAAACCCGGACTGATTAGCATAGGGAATTAACATATTAGAACTTGTATTTATATATGTTTGCGGTATAACACCGAACTCATTTTTCATATCAGCGATGCCGAATTGTTGCATCATCTTCACTTCGATATTACCGTCACTATTAAATATCATAACTTGGGTATCTGAGAATGCCTGATAAATATTGATAGTACGAATATTACTTTTAAGCTGTTCGTTATTCGTGCCGTCTCTTTGTGTAGTTGTGTGATCCGTTACAGTAGTAGATCCTAATAGCTTTATGAATACCGTCATCTTCAGAGGGTTTGTAGGATCATCCGAAAAGGGGAGAAACTTATGATTCGGTATAACACGCAATCTTTGTTCTCTACCATCTAGGTATGGTTCTATAGCACATGACTTCTGTGCATTCATTAATTTATTAGACTGGGCTAAAATAGTATTAGCTTGCATTATGTCTGTAAGATTATCCATCAATTCAATGTCTGGAGTTTTGTCTGCTTGTCTTATAGGCGCTTCAACGTACACTTTACTTAATTTGTCTGTCACTTTCTCAAGGACGTTTATCGACGGGATACGCTGAAGACAACGATTAAGGGCGCTGAAAGATAAGATCTCTTTTCTTAAAGAAACCTTCTAAAACATTAAAAACTCTTTGGTTAAATTGTAAATACTCCATGTTGGATTGAATATGTTCTACCAATTCCGGTATCATATCTTGTAAGGGCTTCTGTGTTGGCATTTTATTCCTTATCGATATTTCACTGTTTGATCGCGCCTTGGTTTTCTTAGTGGGAACAAGTGCCAGCAGATGTATCCAAACGCATCAGTTATATGACCTAACATGTCATTCTTGTTGTCGTGTACCAGTTGCTCTAAATTTCTTATCAATTGTACGCAACGCGGGTCGATTACTATTTTATTCTGTTCAAATAATCTGTTTACGTTGTTGTCCCTATCTTTTACAAAGGGATTTTTAAACTTCAAAACATTAAGTCCGGCCCTGCGAAGTATTTCATGATCCGTATTGGGGGAACTTGACTTTCTTCTATCACCGGTTGAATCACAAACTATATTAACTAGTCTACCTGGAAAATTCTTTAAGAGTGTTTTACTAGCCTTAAATGTGTTCGAGTCTTCTTGGTATAGTTCGTCGAAAATGTAAATCGTATCATCGACAATATTACAGTAGATACCGCATAAAGGATGCACATTAAAATCAAGACCAACGAAAAGATACTGGCCGTTGTCATTAACAGATTTAACATGTTGAGCCCTATCGAACTTATAATAAACTTTCCCTGATGTTAAGTTAACAAATTGTCCATCGAGTTCCTGTTGTGCTAATCTCGCATCATACTGTTCTCGAAGATCATCGACATAACTAGATTTAATATTGGATAAATTATCTGCAGTCTTCGAATAAATAACCGCTGACGATCTTGGCGGTTTAACTACAAATCTTTCATATAACCAATTAAATCCATTCGGTGTCGTGGTGCCCTTCCATTGGCAAGGTCCTTTTGGATCACGAATACGTCCGATCATAACTTGGTAGGCTTCTTCTTTGTAGAACGCACATTCGTCGCCCCATGCCCAACCAAATTCTATACCTCTCAGTAAATCGTATTTTTCCATCGACAGCGCGTAAACTTTGGCTTTGTCTGGACCAATCAACAAAACACCTTCGTGCATTTTATATACAAACTTTATTTTCAATTCGTCCAACAACTCAAATAACTTCGAGAGTGTTGCTTTTTTTAGCTGAGAATAAGAGTTCGCGGTTATTAACCCAATAGTTTTTGGATAGTTTACCGCCATATAAATTGCCCACAACGCACCCGCATGGGTTTTCCCGGAACCTAAACCTCCACAGAATAGAGTGTACTCCTCCGATGCCTTAATGAATGACATTTGTGCTGGCGATAAACCAATTTTAGCTATTGCTGGCGTCTCTGTCATCATCATCTTCCGGTACTACCGTTAAAGGTACTGAGTTATCTCTTTCTTCAAACATGAAGCTGGGTGGTTTTTCTTTGTCTCCCTCTGCCAACTTATCGGGCTGATAGAGTCCACCAATTTTTGCCTGTAAATTATTGACATCCATTGCGTGTTTGACGTTTCCGGAGTGCAGGGCCATCTCATACAGTCTATCGTTTCTCAACATAAGCTGTACTTTTAACTCATCGCGGGCTTCTTCTTGTCTAGCCTTCATATAGTTTATGATTGCGCGGTATTGTCTTTCGATTGATCCTGCAGAGCATCGATGTTTTGTTGCTAATTCTGGGCCGAACGTGCCGATACTCTTTCCCTCTCTGAGAGATTCTTGAATATCTTCCTCGCGCTCCAACATCTGTCTTTTTGTAGCTTTAGCCATAAAAATAGTGCTCCTATATCATATATATTAATAATTGTCAAATAAAATATATAGAAGTAGAGTATATTCAGTATTGCAATATGGAATAATATAACGAAAACGGAGACTTAAACTAATATGAAAATAATTAAAAAAAGTTTGAAAAGGGGCTATAATGAAGAAAATTAGGAAGATTGTACTTCATGTCTCAGATTCCCCAGATTCGGTGGATATCGGTGTTAAGGAAATTAGAGCATGGCACAAGGAAAGAGGCTGGTCTGACATAGGATATCACTTCGTTATTAGGCGTGATGGGCGGGTAGAACGGGGTAGACCTGAGGATATTCAGGGGGCTCATGTTCGCGGACATAATGACGATTCTATTGGAATATGCTGGGTAGGACGGAAGGTAGCATCGGATAAACAATTACAGTCTATATATAAGTTAATGCGCGGGCTCATGGATAAGTACGATGTGCCGGTATATGAGATTTACGGACATAAGGAACTTGACGCTAATAAGACTTGTCCCAACCTTGACATGAATTTTGTTAGATTACAATCACTATTTACAATCGAGGGTTTTAATGTCGATGAGCTGTAAGAAAAATGCAAAGCGGGCTGCTACCTTTTTTAGAATCACAGACGAATATGGTCGTATTAGTTTGACTAACATAACGATGATGATTGTGATGTATAAGATAGCGGTAACCCCTAGTATGGGGATGCAGGATATTACGGCCCTGGCTATTGGTGTTTTGGGATATCAAGTTAAAAGGATGGTAAGCAAATGAGTGATAACGGACCGGTAACTAAAAAGTATTTTAATGGAAGATTGTTAATATTTATAAATCGTAGTTCTTTTGGTATAGGGATTGTATTTTCTAAAAGCATGCTCTATAGATTTTGCATATCAGTAACACTGGGACCAATATCAATAATTTGCGATTTCTTCAGACGAAGGGGTTTTTAAAATGAAATGGATTATTATAGCGGTATTACTCACAGGGATAACAATTCAACAATTAATGCTAAATAGAGTTTTAGGTCATCTAGATAAAACATATCACGCGTTAAGAGTTTGTATTGATCTGGACCCGAGGTCTATATGAGGCCGCAGTCAGCTAAAGCCAAAGGTAGACGATTCCAACAATATGTTAGAGACGTATTACTTAAAGCTGCATCTAGTTTAGAGCCTGATGATATTAGGTCAACTTCAATGGGGGCCGGCGGGGAGGATATATTATTTAGTCCTGCAGCTCGCAAGATATACCCCTATAGTGTGGAATGTAAATGTGTTGAGAGATTGAATATCTGGGATGCTATAAAACAGGCCGTAGATAATTGCGGTAAATATATACCAACGGTAGTGTTTAAGAAGAATAACCATGAGGCGTGGATTGCGATGCCTTTAGATGATTTTATGGAGATACAACATGGACAA